TGGTAAGTAAAAATAAAAATTAAGGTGTATTAGAATAGTCCAAGTCTTCTGTCCACAACTGGTTAAGGTCATGGATACGTCAGTTCCATTTAGTCAGGTAGCCACAGCCGTTTGAGGGCCTAGTGTACTACTGTCTCCATTCCGATACCTCCGTTTACCGTCCTTGTCTAGGATTAGCAAGTGTCGATGTTTGAGCACATTACTCTAGAAAAGGCCCGAACGTATTGCAATCACGCACGTTCATGTTTAATGAGGAGTTCCCACGGTATCGGGACACGTAGCGGGGGAAGTTGGTGAGTGACACAGCCCGCGAAGGCAATGCCGATTCCGGTCCGCTTTGTGCATCTGCCTCATCATCAAAAAAAAAGTATTCCACAATGTCTGGTTCATGATCTATTGTTTCCACACAAAATTTCCGATTTTTAACCGTTACACTTTGCTGAAGATAAAAAATATTATTTAATTCTCCATGATAGTCCACCGAGTTGACATAAGAAAAAATTTCAGGGTAATTTGCACACCTCACAAAAATGGCGTTAAAAATGTCCAAAAAGAATTCTTGTCCATGGTGGACTGAGAAGCGCAAGGCATCCCTTAGACGCTGGGCCTGAACCAAGCGATCTTGGATTGCTACCTTACGCATCCAATTTATTTCCCGATAGATAATTTCCTTGGGAAGTGGGGCCAAAACCATACCATCTTGAATTTTGAACCCTGATTTTAAAAAGGTGGACTCATCAATGTGTTTCTCAGTGATGTCTTCTGATTTGTCTGCTGCTGTCACGTTAAATCCTAAATCCTTGATATACATTACAAAGAGGTACATGTTGAGCCAAGTCCTTGTTCCTGGTGAAAATGCCAAAATAACGTCATCTCCATATGTATAAATACAAACATGGTCATTGAAGTTGTAATAGATATTTCCAAAATATTTGTTCTGTTGGTAGTAATAGGCTGATCTTATGAGAAAGTTGTTAACAAAAGAATTAAAAGCATCGGTGAGCCAACTACCACTGTTGTTTCCCTTGTGAGACATGAAAATTTCATCAGCTAAGATGTGAAAAGAATGCTGTAAATCATGTACTAATGCAAATCTGATTTTGTCTCCATCAGGATCATTGCAGTTGCGATAATATTTATAAACTGCTCTGTGGAAAAGATAAAAAAATAATGGCCCAATGCTTCCATCATATTTTGAATAGTCTAGGTCAACTACTTTTCCCTTACCCATTTCATATAGTGTCTCATAAATAATCTTCCAAACTTGATTTCTATCTGTTCCTATAGCATGTCCAAGGCCAGGTCCTGCTCTACTTCTATAAGTACTAATGAAATGGCCAAGATATTTTTTAGCCAAATATGTATTGACAAAGCTTGAACACTCAAAAGCCCTTGCTGTCTTGCCCTCCTTACGCAGTTCATCTTTAAGAGAGCACTGCCAATAATCATCTGCAATCTTGTAACCCAATACATAATTTTCTTCAGTACGAGTTATCGCTTCACGCACTGTCATGCCTAAAATAGGATGTTTTGTTTCTTCATTTATAGTCAAAAATTTATTGGGCACATATTCACAGTTCAAAATAGCCTTTTTACCCGATCCATTGCAACGCCAAAATCCTGCTGATGTATCTAAATCCATAGGTGCCATGCCAATTTCATCACTTCCATTTAAAACAACGTCTTCACTAAGACGGCTTACTTTACCTGAAGTGGCCATTAATGTCTCAAATTCCAATTGGACCATGTTGAAGTGTGTTAAATCTGGGATGACTATATCTCTATCAATTTTGTATTTGGCTGCCTCCTCATCCACTAATGTCTTTTTATTCATGACTGGTGGGGAGTGTCCATCTTTTAAATTTTCATTATAAAAGGGAGATTTTATAAATTCAGTCTTGGTTGGAATTGAAACTTGAATTGAAGGGTCCTTTCCTATATACGTAATTCCATCACAATCTGCTGATTCCCATCTGGCATCATCCACAATTTCAATTGTATGGTCAATGTCATCCTTAAATGTATCTATAGCTTCCTGCAAAGTATCTTGAGTCACAGGAGCAAAATATGTTGTATTTAAAACGGGAGATCCTAAAGTGTGAAAACCAACCAATTTGTCATTGTAAGCATAATAAGTCCCACAAGTCCCAGGTGTCGTCCTCTTTACATTAGGTGGAAATATTACTTTTATTCCTTTGGTATGAAAACCCATCTGATTCCTATCATCTTTAATATAATAACTAACGAGAGAACCTTCCGCATCTTCAAAAGGAAGAAATCCTGCTGACCGAAAATGTTTTACTTTTTTAACACAACCAGCTGTAATCGTGTCAAATTGTTCAGTCGTAAAAAACTGTGTCATTCGGTTCCGCACGCTAGGTAATGCCAAAGGAAGTCTCATTAACACTATATCTGCCGAAACTGTATCTCCTGGAACTTTTAGAACCCTATAATCACTTCTAGAGTAATTGATGGTTACAAATTTTTGATTATTACTCTTTAAAGTTGGAAAAGTAATTAAGATCTTATCTCTTTGAGTAATGGTATGGGCTGGTGCCAATATGAAATTATTAGAAATGGCAAATCCGTTGACCAAAAATTGTTTATGTTCACTAAAAATATAGAGAACATTCCTATTCCATACATCCACTTGAGTGTTAGACTGTTGTTGTGCACTTTTTACAATACGAGGAGTTGCTCTGGTGTCTTTAATGGAATAGCCTTGTTGTTCACTAGGAAAAAACCTTTCAATTAGTGATATTATTTCAAAGACGAAAATGAAAGATGCCATAATCCCCAAACCATAAATAACCGATGCAGAAAATATTTTCATAACCGTGGTTATACCCGTCCATCTTGTTGGTTTCAAGTATCCAATTGGTTCTGCCAATGTCTTCAATCGTGGTCCTAAAACTTTCAGATCTAAAAAACGTGCTCCTAATGTAAAATCTTCACAAGGTGTGTCTCTCCATGATAAGAAATGAAATGGGTAATTATCTGACCATTTGACACCTCTAGATTTGTCTATATGAGCCCTTATAATAAAATGACGCAAAAGAAAATATTGCTGGCCTGCATCATCCAGTTCTTTCATAGTATTATAAAATAATGAAAAATCTTCATATGTTTCTGCTGTAACCACTTCTACGACATTAAAACTAGCAACCTGCATTTTAGTCAGCTCTAATTTTTCTAAAGGAATAGCTTTGGCCCAGCGTGTAAAAAATCTACCTGGAGTGTCTTCTGAAAAAGAATTCAAAAAGTTCTTAACAACAACCTCAGGATCAGTCCAGTCCACTTCTTTCTTTTCTTGTGGTTCTGCGGTCTTATCATCAACCTCCTCAATTGCATCGAGGGGAAGCTCATACTCGTCCTCAGAGTCAGGTTCCTCTTCTTCATCATCAGAATCATTATCGGTAAATTCATAAGCTGTCTTCTTGAATTTACTGAGCGCACTATCTAAATTTTTTATGTCATCTAAATCATGATCAAACTGTTCTAAATATTTGACTGCTGTCTCATGAACTGATTTAAACTCCCCAACAGCACGATAGTCTTTAATTTTTGAATATGCTGATTCTTCTTTTTCTGTTGAAACTGCCTTTATTTGATTATTTAACCTAGCCTGAAACTTAACCAAGTTCTTCCTACGAGTAACATGCTGCTGAACAATCTCCTTAAACATTTCACTAAAGCATATTCTCGAATTTTCCTTTTCATTCTTGTAAGAGAATCTACTAATAACAAAAGCCTTATCATATATGCTAATTTCCTCCGCAACGTTACTGGCTGCTGCTGCGTCCTCAAAAAGTTTTTTAGTGTTGAGACGTCTTGTACAATGAGCTGATGGATCTGAATAAGCTGTCGAAACTGTTATTTTATATTTAAGAAATCTCCTATCTATGGCTTCTATGTCTTGAACTCCAGTTATACCCTGTTGTGCAGTCTGATTTGTTGTAGCACAAACAAAGGGAGAGGTGAAAACCATACCCTTATCGGTAAGATGAGCTTGATTGATAGGAGCCACAGCAGTGGAGATTAAATTTATCATTTGTACCCAGTCTTTGCCTTCTGCGCTAGCTCCCAAGTCATCATAAACGGTCCATGGCTGTCCATAATAGTTGTCAAAAAACTTCTGGTCTGGATCATTAGGGATGTTATACATACTTTTCTTAAAAAATTCTCTTTTTTCAATATAACCAACCCGCTGTAAAATTAATGATGGTAGGATTTCAGTTGCCAAAATAGATTTTCCTACTCCTGCCGTACCTGCGAGGAGTACTCCAACTGGCTCTGGTCGTTCTACAGTGTACTCTCTTTTGACTACGACTGCCCAGTATTCATCTATATTTTTGACAAATTTTCCCCAAGCTGGTTTGTCTCTAAATAAAAGCGGATAGGTACCTTCTAATCTCTTAAGACCCTTAGAAATATTGAGAGATATTTTTAAAAATTCTGCAAGTTTCTCAGTATGTTGTCCAAAAGCTGTTCTAGGATCACTCAATGCTCCAGTTTTATCCCAACTCTCGTATTCATCAATAACAATAGGCATGATTTCATTGAAAAATTTATACTGTTTAGCAGGCTCATCAGATCCCTTAAATAGCCAATTAAAGACTCCCTTAATTTTGTCCACAATGAAGGTGTAAGTATCTTTTGCAGCATTCATTCCTACTCCCCGGAAAAATCCGGAAATCATTTCTCGAGAATAAACTGCAGGAATTTTAAAAATTCCAAGAATGGTCTTAACAATTTTGAGTCCAAAATCTACCCCAAATGAATCTTCTTGAGACTGGAAAATGGTTACTTTCTTTAACCATTTTATTAATCCGCAAAAGGCTTTGGAATCACATCCTGCAACTAATAGGGCACTAAAGTTGAAAAGAATATCCATAAACCCAAGTTTTTGTGAAACTGCTAAGGTAATTTGTCTGACAAGCCATAATAATAAGAATATGACTCTAAAAAATTTGATAATTTTCTTTACAGCTCCCTTAGAATAGAATTTTTTAAATATGCCATCAAAAATAGCTGCCTCAATTTTATCCATAAAAGATTTTGTTATAAAATTTTTGAATGAGACAAGCTTTGAAGTAACGCCTCCTATTACTGTTTTAATTTTATCAATGAACATTGAATAAAATGAGGGATCGTCAGGAAAATCCTCACGAACACTCTCTTTATGAAAAGGATCCGGCTTTATTTTTGTCTGTTTTAAATCTGCTAATTCAGCATCTATTCCTGAATAGGTCTTAAAGAGCCCACAATCTGCTTCTCTTTTAATCTTTTCTGTGTCTTCAGCAATATAATCTGAAAGATATTGCAATTCTTTTTGGACGACATCTTCTGTAGTTGCCTGTTGTTCTACATCAATTACTTCCTCAGGAATTGGATTAAAAAATGAAGGGATAGGTTCTGAAGCCGGAACTAATCCTGGTATAGGAGGATCCGATAAGACTGGGCTGGCGGCTTTTGGTCTCAGCAAATAATAAGTAGGCATAGGTAACAAATAATGTAAGGTAAAATCCTCTCCTATGGTATAAAAAGGATAGACATTAATTTCTCTCCTATAGGGATTAGAGAGTCCCACGGCTAGTTTATCTGTTACGATAGGCATCCACTCTGATGGTGACTCAACTTGAACACCTGTTCGTATTAGTGGATTCAAATAATAATATTTTCTGACGACAGTCATAGTGGGAAATTCACTCGCACTCCACATAACTTTGTTTGAATACATGTATTTTGTCGAAACTATTGGAAAATCAAAAAATTTTGCTTGTGGTCCATTGGAAGAAGTCTCTGAAAAATTTTTTGAATCTGTGAAAACTGAAACAAAGTGTCCCCCAACAATTCCTGATGGACTATGGAAGGTAATTCTATCACTGCCAGCTTTTGCATAAAAAGGCATCATAAGAATTCTTGGTATGTTAGGAATTCCACGAATTACTGTTGTAGAAGTAAAATACTTTGGGCCATTCTGTTTTCCTTCATCTGTAATTTTCTCATACGGCATAGGTCTCTTCAATAAGTTATAAATATTCATGGTTTCCCGAGTATATGTAGTACAAAAGCCATTATTGGTATGATCTAAAACTAAAACCGGGGTTTCGATAGATGATATATCAAGCTGATCTGCTGCTTGTTTTTCTACTTTGACTAATGTTCTATCGACAAAATTGGCTTTCTGAGGATAAGAAACAACATACTCATTTTTGTAAAGAATCAATTCCGGTGTTTCCAGTTTAGGTTGTGGCTGGGGCCGAATTAACAAGTGTTCCGTCCGTGCAATCTCCAACCTGGTTTTTAAAAGACTAATTTTGTTTTTTACTCCTGGTACAATTCTGACTCCTGCATTTTGATCTATAAATAAAAGACTTTTCTCTTCCGAGGAATCATTGATATTGTAGAATGATGGGTATGTTATTATCATATGGAATGTATCCCATCTTACTTTAATCCCTTTAAGAAGATTTGATTGAGGTTGAAGCTGAATTTGATGTGTGTGTGGAGTGTAGATAGTAAAGTTTGCATGTTCATTGTCAGATGGCTCCTCCTCCAAATAAAAATATTTTGCGTATTTTATATTTATAAAGTTTGCTGACTGAACCTCCACTCTCTTTGGGAAAAATGTATTTAAATCTTGAACATCTCTACGACCTCCTTGATTAGTATAAAAATTTACCCTGTCATTACCGTCCATGAGTACAGGATCTTCTGACTCACTCTCTGTATTTGCATTGTAAGGAGTAGTTGGATAAAGGTGATAGTAAGGTTGACCATATCCTCCACTAGATTGAGATTCATTGTCTGCATAAGACAAATGTGGTTGAATGAACTTAAAGTCTTTTTCTGCCCACTGATAGAGATTGATATCAACAGTATTTGAAGAAGCTTTATCTACTACAGTAAGAGGATTTTGAACATAAACAATTAAAGTGCCTAGAACTGCTTCTGGCATAGACTTTCCAATATCTGCATCTCCGATAAAGACACAGCGTTTGGCATCTGTGTCTGTAACATATGGAGTATGGAATTTAAATGAAACATCTGATTTAGACTCCAAAACTAAGCTGAAATGCTCCAAATTCTTAACCTGCTCAAGCGTTGGTTCTCTTCCCACACAGTTATACTGAGGTAAAATTGCACAATAAAGAGATCCTTGATGAAACATGTTTACTAACAACTTGAGTTTATAGTGAAGAGTTCCACTCCACATTGAAAAGAATGATGCAAAAAATTCTAAATTTGACATTGCAAATTCAATTTTCTCTACGCCAGGATGATACTGGCATGGTGATATTGGTGCACTATAAAGGATGTCTCCATTTCCCTGTGACGCTGACCATGTGAATTTAGCCACTCTGCTTGGGATACTAATTATATCTGAAATACTTCCACTATGAGGAGGTATACTTATTACATCCTTACAATCAATGTGTTGTTCTTTGTTAGCTGCTCCAAGAACTCCTACAGCAACTGGTCCCTGTACTACCGTAGAGTTTGATGGTCCTATAGCAATTTCAGGAGTGTCTTGTTTTCCTGCTGCCATAGCTTTAATTCCTCGTGCAGCATTGACACAGGCTGCAATTCCTCCAGCTAAAAGTCCAAAACCGGCAATAAGAGGAAAGAATTGTTGTTCAGCTGACTCAGTTTCCAAATTAGACGTGTCTATATCTGATTCTTCTTTATCTGGGAAAAATGTGCCTAAATCTTGCATATCTCTAACCTGTCCTTTATTTGGATTATTGTCTCGTGCCAATTCGGCCTGGTCTGAATCAGCTTGTCTAATAATATCTGGTCTACTATTTATACTATGATCTTGGTGAGCCATATCTGGATGAATAGGTCCTCGCATCCCAATAGCTGTTATCGGAGGAGTATCAGGCATATCATCAGTTACAGAACCTCCCCAAGTATCTCCAACTGGATCATTAGTTTGTAATTGAACAGGAACATCTTTTCCAGTAAAAAGTTTCCATGCTGTATAAAATTTCTCTCTAGTCATTCCTGTCTTCAAGGGGATATTTCTAAAACTAACATGAGGATCTTTAAATTGAAAAGATATTGAAACATTTACTGACGTTGGTTCTGCAAATCTCAATGGGTTCCAAACAAGTAAGCGAATTGCTGAAAATGAAGGTGTATTTCTAAAAGGCACACATCGAGTTAATTCAACATATGGTGCTGTGATTTCTCCTTGATTTTGACCTCCCAGAACTATGCTAGAATGAACTAAATTCATAGCTGTACAATCATAAGTAGTTATTGGGAAGTTTTCACACTCAGGTCGAGGATCAACAACTATTAAAAGTTCTCCAACTGCTTGTCGTGGAGCTGATACTGAAACTACAAAATTAAAATTGGTTCTAATGTAAGTATAATAGTCTCTAAGTCCCACTCCCGCAAAATCTATTTTATCAAAAGGGTCGTTCGGAACTTTAATTGTATATAATATCCTAGGACTATTAGTTGACCAAGAAACAGTTTCAAAATAATAACTTGTATCCAAAATTGTAGATTGGGTAACTGGTTTCATACTAGCAGTTGCTGGAAGGACATCTTTTATAGAATATTCCGATGAGTCTATTTCTCCCTGCCCCTGTGTAAAATTTCCAGCTCCTCCCGATTCTGAACTTGTTGGTGCATCCGATAATCCTTGTCTTTCCACAAAAACTGGTGAACTTGGTGGTACTAGAGGTTCACTGACTCTATCTCCTGCTTCAGCAAGTGTTTGTCCAAGAATGGATCCAAAATCGATGGTGTCTAAATCAATTGATCGAAACATTTCGTCAAGGTCACTCAGGTCGACATAACGGGGTTGATGCGGTTTCCTCTTTGAATAAGGGAGTCCTGCTTGACGTTCGACATGAGGGACGATTTTAACGACTTCCCAATGGTCTCCATCATATTCCAAAACTTCATGTGGAGGCCCTTGAAATTCTTTCCGTGCCGGGCGATTTTGTGTGACACCACACTTTGTACAAGTGACTTGCTCATAAGAAGATGACATAGAATGAGCCCATCGATGTCGGCTTCGTTTTGCTTTCTTCTTGTAAGGTGGCAAGGCTGAGCTGAATATGACTTGTTCTATTTCAGTTTCTTTTTGTTCAGTCTCCATATAATGACGGGCAATGTCATCTTTCTTTCTTAAAATTTGTTCCAATATGGCAAAATTTCGAGGTGAATAGAATCTCTGAAAAGGTTCCCAGTCTGCTGCAATATAATGGAATTTGAGTCTCTGAAGGTATTCCTCATATTTGGCATTTCTTGTCCTTAATGGAATGCCATAAGTTATGTCATTAAGGACATCCGCAAGAAAGTAAAGCTGTGGGACTTCTGAGTCAAAAAAATTGACATGGTTTGGAATCTCGTCAATTTGTTTGTAGAGTTGTTTAACAACTCTTCGAAAGGTATCAAAGAAAGCCTCGCTAGTTGTTTCGGCTAATTCAGTGATTTCATTTCTGGACTTTTGAAAGAAAGGATCATCATCAATTTTTTGTCCTTCAAAATATAATGTTGAGTAAACAATGGCATGCAAAAGTGTTGGAAAGGTCTTATTTGCAATTTTGACTGCCTTGATGTTGTAAGGATTAATTTCTGAGTTTGATGTAAAAACTGCAATAGTTAATCCTTGGTCATAGTCTATGACTTTCTCAGTTCCATGTGACTGATAATCGTCAATTTTAAGTGATGCCACGTCGGCGCTTGAAGTTTGTTTTGTTTTGTGAGTCTCCATAAGTCGGTGTAGCTCCATTAGCGGGTATAATGTATTTGATAAGACGGGCTCGGTAGAATACGAGTTTTAAATTTAACTTTAAGTCGTAAGCAAGTGCTTCGTACAAAAAGACTCGCAACCTTACCCCTACCGTTCTCACGGGGAATTGGTGTGGAAGAGGGTTAAACCAACTCACAGCCTTCCAAATTAAATCAAGATTCTTTCGAATCATACCATTAGGGTTTGTTTGGCAATTTGGACATTCGTAACGGGGATCAAAACATTTCCCTAGAATCGTCGCTATCCAAACATATTGGTAAGAAAAAAAATTGAAAATTGATAAAAAATGAAAACTATATAGGAAACCTATATAGGACTCAGTTTTACGGCCGGTCGTCAGGCGGCCAATTAAAATGATGGGCTCATACGC